TGAAGTGGCGCCCCGAGTAGGATTCGAACCTACGACCTTAGGCTTAGAAGTCCTCAGGTTGCCAATCAGATTATAACATAAGCTTATCGCTTTAGTACAAATCAGAGGGTGTAAAAGTTCTATTGAATATGCTCTTATATTAGCACACCCAAATTAAAAAGTCAATAGGCTCATGCTTAAATTGGGCGTAAAGTCATAAATTTGTCGAATTGCTCTCTGATATATTTAGGCGGAACGTGTAGATAATTTTGCGTTGTATTCACGTTTTCATGACCTAGACTTATTTGAACTGTTTTTATATCAGCACCGTTTAAGTACATGTTTGTAGCAAACGAATAGCGTGCTATATGAGGGCTTACGTGATAACCATACTTCTCAAACACCTTTAGCCAACGCGCTATTGTGTCGGTGTCGACTGGCTTCGACTGGTCGACATTTTTATGTATTTGTTTTCTTTTAATAAGATAGCCGTCGATGCTATTTTTGATAATAAACTCTCTCACTAGCTTCATAATTTCAGGGTGAACCAAAACTTCACGACATTTACCACCAGCTTTACCTTTTCCTCTTACAGATATGTAATTATCGTAGATATCTTGCGTGCGTATTCTCACCAACTCAGAAACTCGAAGACCTGAGCCAAACATTAGATAGATGATTATTTTCATTTGCTCATCAACTTCACCTAGGACCCTGCAGACTATATCTTCAGGCACTACTGTTTTGTCTACTTTTTCTGGTGTTATAGTTTTAATTTTTTGCCACTTAAACCCTAGAGTGATTTCAAAGTCGCTTTCTAGACATCTGAAAAAGCTCCTTAAAACTGTTATCAAGGCGGCAAGACTGTTTCTTTTTAAGTTACTTTTTGAGGCTAAATACTCACGAATATGCTTCAACTGAATTTCTTCAATTTTCTGTACACCTTTTGTTCTCAAAAACTTATCGAAGTCATTTAGCCACACTTTTCTGTCATAGACGGTCTTATCTGATAGACGGTCTACATCACGAATAAAAGATAAATACTCATCAATCACAGAGCACTCCTCCCACAAAAAAATTAATATTTTGTAGGATTTTGAGGTGCCCAACTAGTGTTGCTTTCAGACCACCCACACGGTCATCAACTCGGCAGTAGATATGGCTAATTTCTTATTTAATTTTGCCACGTCTAGCCGTGTCTGCATAGTGTAAAATTCACAAAGTCCTACTTTATTGAATACCTTACAGCCCGCATTTTTTCTAACTTTTCAGCCTGATATTTATTCGCTAATTGATGCCCTACAGGTATTTCTCCGCCAAAATGCATGTAAGCAACAACGTAATAATTCTTACCTGTTTCTGGTGTTGAGATGATGTAATAACCAATACCAGCGTTTGCATGTGCTATTGATTTTTTATCTTTTTCCACTTTTGGATTAAGCGTGCGAATCACCCAGTTATAACGAACGTAACTCATAGCTTTATCTCCACTTTCGACAAGTCGGGCGTTTCATCTTCCGAGATAGTGTTGGACCACTTTTCAGCTCGCTCATAGTTCGCAACAAGCCAATATGGGTCAGTATCGATTTTCCAACCACGGTCATTATTGCCTCTGTGAAACTCGCTTTTCGAGATTGAAATAAACGCTGTTTTCAAACGCTCTTCTCCCAACTCTTTTAGTCGAAGCCTAAGTTTTTCTCGACGTTGTTTACTGAGCTTAAAGCGTACAGGATCTTTTTCGAATAACTCACAAACCCACACATGGAAGCGGTCGAATTGATTACAATTTGACGTATTTATTATTTCTTTTTCTTTTTCTTCTTCTTGTTTAGTGGCTAAGCGTTGGCGTTGATGGTGCGTTTTGTTTGCGTCGATAGATTGAAATTTTTGCCAATTACAGATAGAAAAAGTGGTCATTTTGTTTGTGCTGGACCATACTATCATGTTGCGTTGGCGAAGTCGGTCTAACGCACCTCTGAGCGTCCCCTGTTTTAAGTTCAGTTCAGTTGCCAATTTTTTACGCCCAGTTTTGTATGTTCCAGTGCTTTTATCGACCTTCATAAGTAGCCGAAAAAATACTACGAAAGCAGTATTATCATTAGACAGTAGTTCATGCTGGTCTGCATTTCGCCACAATTTAATCCAACCGTTTTCCATTTTTACCCTCTCTTTTTAGACCAAAGGAAAACTAGCACCATCGCTTCCTGCGGTGTTTTTATTAATGTTGCAAAAAAGATGCAAGAATTTGGTGCAAAACCCTTGACAACTTTTTAGCGATTTATCGATTTTGAGTAAGAGGTTATTTTTAGACAAAGAAAACCCCAGTCAAAAACGACCGAGGTTATCAAATGCGTATCTGATATGTTCTTATATTAGCAAACTCTAGCGTAAAAGTCAATACTCACAAGATAGACTTTACGACAATGCCTATTGCTGGATTAATAGCAACTAAAACCAACAATACCGCTAATGCTAAAAAACCGCTAGCCGTACAATGTGGTCGTGCAAGGGTTGTCGTGCCTACTGACGCAATTGAGGCTACCGTTGTGGTACAATTCCCAGAGCAATTTAATGGTAGTGTAAAGCCTGTTGTTACATGCACATATAACGGTTATGGCAACGCTAGCGATCAGTGGTCAGATACACCAAATCCGTCTTGGGCTGGTGCGGCAATTGGGGCGGTTAGTGTTACTAATTCAGGATTTACGGCGAGATGCCGGCGATTTGACGGCGCTATGCTTAGGGGCGTGTATTACTTTAGTTGGATTGCTATAGGCTAAGCTTAGGCTATTTAACATACTCTAACACAATACTAACTTCTGAATTGCCCCAGGGGTAGCTACCAGAGATTGTAATATTCGTTTGATCAATTGAGGCTATGCCTGATTGATGCGTATTCTCAACATAAGGCAGTGCTTGTTTTACAGGATTGTTTGATAAAGTGCCGCCAAGTCGCATATTGCCATAATATCTTATGAGCTCCCACCTGTTTGTTAGACCGGTAATACCATGAGCAAGCATTGACGTACCATTGCCAGTCATATTCACAGTACCACGCACAACCTTACGATAAATAGGACGACCGTCAATCCATTTTTGACCAGTGTCTTGCTCAGTGGTCGTGTATTTATTCCCAGGTATAGTCGTGAAATCTATCTTGTCGGCTGTAATGGACTTATTAGGAATTACCTGTGGCTTGATAGCTGGCAGTGCTGATTCTTTCAGTGTGCCGTCTGGGTTATGAGATTTTAATAAACCAGAAATTAAGTCATTCGCCCAAGCAGAAGTAGCTGTCGGCATAACTACTGCTCCAATTGGATATAATCTATCTACACCGCCTGTTATTGTTAAGTTTGCTATAGTTCCATTTGACGCAGAAACGCCCTTCCATGAAGTTACAGACCCAGCTATGACTTCATTGTCTGAGTTTATTTCATACATAACAAAGTCTTGTTCTTCGCCAATCCGCCAACCATCAACTGTACTTACTGATATGCTCTGGGCACCTTTTTCTTTTTGCGCTGTGAGCCTTGCGTCTGCTGGTATTTTACCGTCTGCTGAAGATTTTCTAAACATTATCTCTTCTCCTTATATTTTTCTTTTAATAGCTCTACTATTGCTCCAATAACTGGCATCAAACGGCTAATAGCGGCGGCAATGACTGCAATAACTGCTGAGAATACCGTGTGTCCTGTTAGACTGTCCAAACTTGCGATAAACTTGCTGAATTCAGGACTGCTATATAGAACTGTGAATGCTCCCATCGCTCCCAGTAGTCCTTGCAAAAATGTCCTCATTGCTCGACCGTTTTTGGTTTCTGGACTGAATAATAATTTAATCTTTTCCATATTTCCTCCTTATTTCTTAAACTTAAAAATACTCATCAGAAAATCGATAATCTTCTCTAATAAACTTTTATTCTTAGCGATATCTTGACTTAATTTGCCGATAGATCGCATCACGTCTTCGTTAGTTGGTTGTGGTGCTAGCGGTTGCTCCTGAGGCTTTTCTTTGGTTTGAGGTGTTTGTTGCAACTCTGGTGTCTTTGGTGCTGGTTGTGGCTGAGGGCGTTTTTCTGGTCGTGGCGTGCCTGCATCTCCATTTGCCAGTTCACGTACTCGCTCCGCTAATACCCAAATTCCGTCATCTGCCATTTTGAGTTGTAGGTATCTCTTTCCGCCTTCAGTAACTTCGTCTAATATCTCCGTTGAGCCGACAATTCGGAAATAATCACCTGTATTTATCTCACCGTCCAGCAGATATCCGTCTTTATCCGTCTTTACTGCTACAGAGACGGGTACGCCGTTATCTTCCCAGTCGAACTCATCAATTAGTCGGTTACATCTAATTTGTCGTAAGTCGAATACAGTTGCTACTTCATCTGCATAATACACTTCAGGAAGTGCTACACGTTTTGCCTCCTGTGGTTTACCTACATACCTGTAACATGCGTATGGAGGGTATCCTGAGGCACTCCAGAGCCAGTCGTGATTATCTATGACAATACCTGCCTGATATCGACAGTTAATTACGTTATCCGCGTCCACAAACATTCCTGTATGACCCAATGCACCTCCAGAATTGCCACGAATACCCCAAATGAAAATGTCGCCGCGTTGCGTATCTATCTCGCCGTTAGCATCTTCAGGCAGTCGTACCCAACCATTTTTCTCTAAGGCGTCGAATAGTGTGTCCGTGTTGCCAATCCAATAACTTGCAGGTAAAAGACCAGCTTCTTTTAGTGCGTGATATACAGAGCTTGAGCAGTCGTACGAGTTTGGACCATTCCGACTTTCCATTGAATAAAAAACTCGACCTTTACGTGCATAAAACCATGCTAGTGCTTTTTCTATCATATTATTTCCTCCTTGCTTGAGTTTGAATTTCTTCTTGTAATTCTGTAATTGCTTTATTTTGTTGAATTAAGTTGTTAGTCGCGTAAATAGCTAGTAAGACAAGTGCTACAGCGAAGGTCTTCGCTAAATTACTTGTTACCAGCTTCCAAAAGTTCATAACACCTTCGATTTCAGTGTATTTTACGTATTTTTCATCCGACTCTTTTTTATGTTTTTCTAGCTGTGCTTGAGTAACATTAGCTCGTGCAATATTTTCAATTCGCTCTAGAGTAGTTGTGTGTTTATCCACACTCTCTTTAATGTGTTCAACGTTTGCCCACAAGGCTCCGAATTCTTTTGCTGATACTTCTGGTTCCATAACCCCTCCTTTTTTGTTTTTATTCATCTTCATCCTCCTCAAAAATTACCCCTATTGGTATGTGTTGGATTATTACGTCTGATAACTCAAAATCTGCACCCGCTTCATTAGCTGTGATTGAATACTGAACCCAGTTCACATCCTCATCAATGTCTTTAGTGATTGATAGCCTCACCTCACCGCTTGATGATTTATATTTTTTTGGCACAAATCCCCAACCCAGAGGGCTATTCCAGCCTGAAGTAGTACACCATCCAGTAGGGATTGTTTTTGGTGTAAAGTTTTTACTAAAGTTCAAAAATGGTTGTAGGGGTTCATCTTCGGTTTTTCCAGATACTGAAAAATTAAGCGTTCCTGTTGGTTTAAGTAAAATAAATGTAATATCCACTAAGCTTGTCCACATCGCACCGTCTTCGGAAAACTTCACCACACCAGAGCCTATATCAGTGATAAACGGTTTTCCGCTATCTGTCATTTTTACTTCGTCGGTAAGTTCAATAAGTTTGTCTCCGATAGCTAGAAGTACACGTGTTTTTCCATCACTACTTCCGTATACTTTTAAGTCATTAATATCTCCAATGACCCAAGGCATACACCAAACACCGCCACGTTTCATATCAAGCACCCATAATTGGTTTAGTTTTTCGCTACCAACTGGCACGGCAAAATAAATCATACCGTTCACCTCTAGACCGATAGATTTATGAATAAAATTACTATTTAATCGTTCAACGTCTGGCTGAATACTGTCTGTCAAGCTATCAGTAGACAAAACGTTCTGCATTTGAGGCTTAGTAAGTGTAGTCTTAAATCCAGTCTTAGAAATGTAAATAAGTGCGTTATTATAAACTACAACTGAATCTGGGGCGTCTGTTCCGTCTCGTCCATTATCGTCAATCACGCTTATCCATTGGATATTTGTAGAATCTAATTGCATACTTGATGACTGCAAGTATTTCAAGCTACCGTTACCATTAGTTTCTGAGCATAGAACCATCGGCACAGCATCACCTTTACCATTTCTAAATGGACGCATTGCGACAGGTATCTCTTTTGAGCCTGCATTTATTCGGATATAACCACCAGCAAATGCTGAAAAATCTAGCATGGTATCTGGGTCGGCGCCACCAAAGGTAATCTTCCAAGGGTCATCTTCATCTCCTAAAAGATATAGACGGCTAGCCACAAGTACCGATCGTGCGGCTTTAACTCCTGCTGTGCTATTTGAATTAGGTGGAATAACGTTTGGATTGAGAATCTTTTGTCCCACGTCTTCATATGACTGAGTTGATGCGGCGTCGTTGATTTGACCGACAATATCCATCATCCGTAGGCTTGTTGGAGATATCCCACAGTAGAGAATGTAATATTCGGCGTCTTTGATTTTGTTCCAAGTGATTTTTACATACTCTTCAGCTTGACCTTTTGATTTATCTACATTCTTGCCGCGCCATTCTGTACGTCCTTTACTAACTTTGACGCTTGCGGCATCGCTTCTTGCTGTTTCTCCGTTTTTGACTGCAGTTACACAGTAATATAGAGTTTCATTTGTACCAGCCATACCAACAGCTTCCGCTTTTACTCCCGTAACAGTTGGTAGAGCCTCTGGCCGGATGTTCTTTTTCTTTTGAATATCGTAGTAAGATAAGTAGTCTTTGCTATTGGTGATAACTACTCTATCCCTAACTTGAGTAAAGGTAGGATAAGATTCTCCGTTATAATCTGCTCCGTCAATCTTCACCCAGTTTTTGCCATCTAGCGCCGTGTACGCATGAGCTCTTTCACCATCCTTTACAATAGCCAATAGTTTTGTTACTCGCTTATTACCAACGATTTCTACATATTCATCAAACCCTAAGATTTCTCCAGGTAGAGTATCTCCGTATTGTCTAGTGCCTGGTCGTGGAGCAACAGTTCCATTTTGCCTTAGCATAGCGTTAGTCATCTTTAACAGACCACTGTTTGGCATACGCCCTGCGTCCATAGCAGATATGTAACCTTTACTCCAAGACTTAATACTTAATCTGCTAATCTCTGGCTGAGCAGTACTTCTAGGAGGGGTTATCATATCCAAATGTCCTCTCGAATCACTTCATCAAATTTATAGCCATTGCGACTCTTCATTCCTGCCATAGAAGCTTGAGCTAGAGTAACAAGATTCCCGTATTGATTGGATTTAGTACGGCTATTTCGAACGAACTCAGCGGCCATCATATAAATCAACCAGTAAGGATCATCTACTTCTACTTTGTCTTCTGGATTCGTTAATTTTTTAGTATGACGAATTACGGGCACGATAATTTCTGCGCCTTGCATATCTTTAGATAGACCATTAAAGTCTATTTTCCAGCCTAACTGTAAAGCGCCATAACAACCATTCTTAAATAACTGAGGAGAGATAAATGGGATAGCCCAAGTCCTACCGTCTTTCTTTAGTGTGATAAACTTGCGAAAATCTACCGTTCTAACGTCTTCTGGTAGCTTGTATGACGTTTTGTCATCAATAACACCTATTTCCCTATCTTCACACAATGAGCCCCATACAACGTCAGGTTCACTCTCCCATTGCATATTCGCCATATTAGCGATATTGAGCATTCTCTCGTATTTAGAGTTACCCACGCTTAGTGTTTTTGTTTTTCCTGTCGCCATTTGATAGGCAAGATTTATCACTTCTGATAGATTCATGAATTCCACCTTCCTGCGGTTATTCATGAAAAAGTGCCTGGGAGCGAATACACAAATAACCACTTGTTATTTTTATGTATCCAATCGCCAAGCACTTCGGTGGATTAGAATTATTCTTATTTTACCACAAAACTACCTAAATGTAACTACCCTACTTGTCGGTCTGCGTGATTTTAACAGACCGCTCTTCTGGATAGCCTTAACTGAGAATTGTGGCAACCCGCCCTTATTCTTTTTGAAGGCATTCATACCTAGAGCTGTAGCGTTTGATAGTTTAAGAGTGTCTGTAGAAGTTCTAGTCCCATTTGATGAACCACTTCTTCCACCTCTTCTTCTGTCAAAACTACTCATATCTATAGCACCTGCTTGAATATGAGATTCGTTAGTGCCTTGTCCATCTGGGTATTTCAGAGCAAATGTTCCGTCTGGGTTTTTGACCAATCCATACTTACCTACACTCTGTATAGCTTTTAGGGCTTTAGGGCTTAATTCTTCGCCCTGCATTTCAGCCAGAGAAGCCGAATTCGTGATATTGTAGACGTTTACATCTTGTAAGTATTTAGCAACGGCAGGATCTCGCCAATTCTTATTTGCCATTTGCATTTTTACATATTGGCTTTGTTGTGGGCGGGTTCGTAGCGGGGCGTAACCTTGAGCTTCACGGACTTTATTGTTGTAGTCTTCTATCTGCTTGAAGTGATCAGACAATTCAGGGTGAGCGTCCAGGAATGCCCATTTCTGAGGACTGCTTGGCATATCGTGGTATGTTTTTAGAGTAGCTTGTAGTTCATCACTTACCTCTGGATAAGGTACTCGATTACTCTTTCCAGACTTGAAGTCTTGACGCTTAAAGTATGCGCTTCGCTCTTTTTGGAAATCCTCTAGCCAAGGTGCGTCTTGTTTCAGTTTTCTCTGCTCGGCGCTATTCTTAGGTGATCCTTGTATGTGATAGAAGTATTGCTGTTTATCTGGTGATAGCTTATATAGTGGGTCTAACTCTTCGCCTGTTTGTTCTGAACGCCATTTAGCGGCATCACTGAGAGCTTTTGCTATGTTTGGCTTATTCGCTAAGGTTCGGTTAGTCATTAGTACGTCAGCGTCTGTTTTACCTTCTACGCTACCGTCTCCGTTGTATTTTCGAGTAGTTAGAGCCTTGAAGTATGCTAAATCATCACCGACAAGCTTATTGTCTTTAGAGGCTTGTTCTAATGATTGATAGAAGTATGAGCTTTGACTTGTGCCTTTTGGTGCATAGAATCTTCCAACAATCGAATCTAGCATGCTTCTACCTTTTATTTCATCATTAGAAGCCCCCGTAGCCTTTGCTAGTGCAAAATCTGCACCGTGTAGTAAGTTTTGACCACCGCCAGCTGTAGAGGTTCTGAACGCGTTGTCTATTTGTTTAGGGCTAAGACCTGTAAGTTCACCGACTTTTCGGGCTGTGAGGCTTGTGCTACTATCCCACTGGTCTTTCTGCTCAAGGTTTTTCATTGCTTCTGGTACAATTTCTTGACCTGTAAACAGATTCTTATTAGCAAATAACTCTACTAGTGGTTTTGCGGCTTGTGGTATATATTGAGCGCCTGTTCGTCTTAATTCAGTTGGGTTGACTGTCGTAATCTGCTCGACTGTATCTCCACCAGCTTTTACCATATCAAACTTCTTGCCTGCCATCGTACTTGCTACCATGTTATTTAATTGGCGGTGAAGTGGTGAGAATTGAGGTGGTACTGGCACTAGGTATACACCTTCCCATTTGTTTTGTTCTTTGTTGTATTTCGCATTACGGCCAACAACGACTACGTTATTTTCTTTCACATAGTCAGGGATATTCTCCATGACTTTTTTGCGGTCTTCGTCAGCGTAGTTCCATGCTAGAACGGCAATTGTTGGAGCTACTACTCCCATAGTGATTTTTGCTGTATACCTTACTGGGTTTTCTTTCATTCGGCGCAGAGTAATTCTTTGACCTTGAATATTTGCATTTGAGTAAGGTACTACGGCGTTTATAGTTTTGCCGTATGTTCCGCTTCTGGCAAAGTTTGTAGAGTTCCATCTTGCTTGGTCGGCTGCGAATTTCACGGCTTCAGATTCACTCATGCCTTTTCGCTTGGCGTATTTTTTGTTTGAGACATACTGAATTGCTCGTCCGATATCTTCACTGCGCCCAATAGTATTTTCTAGTGTTCGTAGTGGTGATTTTAGGTTATGAAGGGCTCGTGTCCTAAGGTTTTTATGGCTACGTATCTCATTTAGATTTAATTCAGAGGCGTTGCGTAGTATTTCATAACTATTGCCTACTACACCTTCTCGTTGCATTTCTAAATAAAGATCGCCCTTATGGTGGAATCCTGCACCTATCGCCTCAGCAAGCGTCTTAGGGTTCATTGAACTAATCCCGCCCTTAGAGTTGATAGTAGCGCCCACAAAGTCCTTTACGACGTTAGCCATAGTGAAGCCTGCGTTGACTGTCGTTGCGCCCATTCTCAGAACACGAGCAGGAGTTGCCAAAGCCCTCAATACGATATTCATCTGCTCACGGTTCATGTTTTTAGCGGCTTTAGCTACCTCAGGAGCAGCTAAGAATGTACGCTTTTTACCATTATCTAAGTAACTGATAGTTGGTCGTCCATCTGCACTCTCATCAGGCTTTAATTCTCGTAATTGGAATGGGTTCTTAGGGTCTTTAGCGTAACTTGCTAGAAGCTCAGCTGTTTTATTGCGTTCACCTTGTCGAACCATATCTTGAGTTTTTGTAATCAATGCATTTAATGGGCTATCGATTAATCGAGATGACCCTTCAATACGTTGGATAATACTCTGAGTGCTTAAACTAGCTTCTCCAACACCTACTCCATGTTTCATTTGAGTGTTTATTTCTTTGTCAGAGAATATACGGTCAAACGGTATGTAGTCTGGATATTTCTTCCTCAAATAATTGGCAGTATCTTGACTGATAAGCCCGTAATCTACTGTTTGTTGTAGGACTTTATCAGAATATTCTTTTACTTGTTTGAATTCTTTAGCGAATCGCTTATCAGTAGCTTTTATAAGAGCTTTATCTTTTGCAAGATCTCGTCCTGTTTCTACTCCATTAGATTCTAATTCCAGGGCGTGCTTAGCAATTAACGCCTGTTCAAACGTTTGTAATTCTTTTTTATTCTTAAAGCTGGTGACTAACTTATCAAAATTGTTATCTCGGATAAACGCTTCTGATATTCCGTCTGCACGTAAAGTTCGATCTATAGCGTTTCGCATTTCTAATTGTTCAGATTGATTTTTAATTCTATCTTCGATTGGGGCGAATCTGTCCACGAATTTCTCACGCATATCTGCTTTGAAGTCTTGCCAACGCTCTCTAAGGGTAGGTTGTTCGCCTTTACGGGCTGCTCTTTGATCTTTGACTAGCTCGTTTACGTAGTCATCATTATTAATGTCAGCTGGCTCAATAGAAGAGACTCTTTCTGCGTTTGTCGGTGGTTTGGGTGTTTCTTCTACGTGTCGCTCTGCAATCATCTGAGCTTCTTCTATTTTCTTCTCAGCCTCTACCTTAGCTTCTTCGGCATGACGCTCTGCAAGCATCTTCTGAGCTTCTTCAATGACATCTGGATCTCTACGCCACTCTGCCAATAGGGTTTTTCTCTCTCTTTCTGCACGACGTGCTTCAGCTACTCGCTTAATTTCATCGATAAACGTATCGATGTCGTCATATCCCATTTCCTGAGCTACTGTATCGATATCTCGCTTACCAGTACGGCGTTTATAGTTAGACGGTAGGTCTCCAACCAACTCCTTTCCTAGGTAGTGTTTTAGGTCGTCTACATGTAGGCGTGGGATACTCCACGTCAATCCATGACTTCCGAGGATATTTGTGTCATTATGCTCTAAGAACAGTTTTGGATCTATATTCTCATATATAAACTCGTCTATAGCATCTCTTAGCTCCCTAGTCATCTTAGGCTTAGGGTTGGCTTCCATTTCGTTAATAGTTTCTTGAAGTTTATAAGCCGGCAACTGTTCGGTATTTCCGAACACTTCATTTCTGAATTTCCCTGTTTCCATTTGAGCATAGAATTGCTTAATAGCGTCTTGTTTACCGACAAGTCCCATAATAGCTTCAGTAATTCGGTCATATATTGCTAAGACTTTTTGAGGAATACCTAATCTAGCACCTAGACGTACTTTATCTTCACCGTTTAGTCTTCCGTTGTAGTAATCACTGAATCCGTCGGCTAGTTGTTCTTCTGCTAGTAGGTTTAGGTCGTTTCCATACTGACTGCCGTATTTGTTTATTAAATAGTCATCTCCATAAGACTCACGAATAGCGTTTAATAGGTCTTGTTTGTTTTCTACTCGGGTAAGTAGTTTATGACCTAATTCGTGGTTTAGAGTGTCTTCTGTAAGCTTGTTTAGGTTGATTTGGTCAGTCTTTGGATCGTAGTAGCCTAATGCTTTTTTCTGCATTTCATTTTGCCACTCATTGAATACAAGGTTCTCATCGCCTGTTAGTTGTAGGTGGCGTGCTAGGAGGTTGTTTTGGCTAGCTAGCTCCTGCATTTTGGCATCTAACTTATACCTCATATCTGGGCTATCTGTTGGGTTGAGATTGTTGGTGTATTTGGTTTGATTTGGGCTAAAGGTGATCGCCATATCATCCATAATCACACCATCTTTACCAGTGGTGTCTTTGATATCTTGAGCATATTTTTTCCATTGCCCATTGTCAGTAATATCCCACAACAAATCCATGTCGTTATCGTACATATCATAATCTTCACGATATGCTGGTTCGCCATCATTTATTCGTCGATGTAGGGCGTCATATTGTTCAAATGAGACAGTTTTTTGGTCATTAGTTATTGGGGAGGTGATGTTCGCATACATTTCTTTTAGATTGACTCCGTAGCCATTAGCCATATCTTTGTCGTATGCTAAATAGTTACCTTCACCCCACCTATTTCGTGTGCTACTTGATGAGCCGGCTAATGGACTAAATTGATCGAACTCACTATTTGTACCATGATATACGGTCTTCAGATTGCCATTTTCATCTCGAATCTTAGAGTCCTTAAAGAACGCCTCTTGTTCTGGGCTTAATTTATACTTCAATCCATTCTCATCTACCTCACCGATATGATCTCTGGCGTATATAGCTTGCTCTTGAGCTTTACGTAGATTAATCATGGCTGGAGCATTTTCACTCATTCCTTGACCGCGTAAGTATTCTTCACGTTGGCGTAGACGCGTTATATGTTCGTTATACGCTCTGACTTGTGCTTCATGCTCTGGATTGAGCTTGTATTTAACGTCTTCATTGACATTCTGGGCTTCTTGTGCTATATTACGAGTAGAAGCCTCTGTGTTATAACCAGGTTCGATAAGTTCCCCTGGCGACACAGAGGCTTTTCTTATGTTGCCCTCATAGAGAGTATTGCGTCCATGATCATTACTCTTAGCTATGTCGAGTGTAGCCGTATAGTCATTACCTCTATATTTGACAGGTAGCTCTCTATATTCAAAACCGCCGTCCGCAACACCATGTCCACTTCTATCCTGTGCACTATCGATGAGACGAGATTTTTCAATCACCTGATCAATGTATGGTGCCAATCGTTGCTTGACAGTAAAGTTTTCATTAGTGGCTCGCGCTTGTGGGTTAGTAAACTTTCTATTTCCTTGACGGCTCAACTCCACATCCATCCCATCACTTGTTCGGTACGGATTACCAGTTCGCGCCTTCTGTAAATCACCAAAAGCCGCTTGACTGAGACGTTTTCTCGTATCCCCAGTTATACCGCCCACAACTTCGGCGGCGTTGTATTTCATTTGGGCTGGAGATAGTCGGTTAATCCCAACACCATTCTCTCCATAAGGATTAATTTTATTCCTCACTATTCCCTTCGCACCACTAACAGCACGACCAGCACCGTGCATCATACCCCCTCCGAGCGCACCAAATGCCCCAGATTGGATATAAGCATTTTTATCCATGTTTATCTTACCGTCGTCCGCTAAGTCCTGTGCGAACGTCTGAACGACCTCTTCCGCACCTTCTTTTGCTGAGTCTTTGACTAGGTTTTTAGCACCATTGAATACAGCACGGCCAATACCTTGTTTTGCACCTTCTTTTAATACATTACCAGTCGCTTTACCCGCTAAGCTACGTAGAAGCGTACCAGAACCGCCGAATCCTAATCCACCGACTGAAATACCAGCGTCTAGCCCTTTACCGAACCTCTGAACACCGTTTAATTCTTTTACTTTGCCGTTCTCATCCGCTTCTATACCTGTAACTGCGTTTGCCACTTTGTTCGGAGTTTCTGCTAGACCTTGAACCATACCGCCAGGTATTTTAGCCGCGAATCGTAAATAATCTCCTGGATCGCTCCATTGGAATCCTTTTTCTTTGTCTGAAGAATCAATCCAGTTGTTAAACTTGTTAATGTTATCTGTGATAGGTTTTTCTACTGTCTGTTTGAAGTTTTGCTGTTGTTTTGCACCGAATAGACCATGCTCACCAAATGGACTCAAGTAATCAAAATATGTAGGTTTTTTAGGTGTAATTATAGGTTTGTTTACTAAGTTTTGAGTTTGGATTTGCTTGTTTTCTTTGTTTACCCAATCTTGTTGTCCTTGAGGGGTTAATACCTTAGGGGCATCATTTATGGTCTTCTGAGGGATTTCTGGCTTAATTTCGGGAATAATAGGCTTAGTGAATTGATTTGCCGTTGGAACTGTATTTACTTTAGGTACTGTATCTGTTTTAGGAGTTTCTTGTTTTTGTTGAAAAAGTCCTTGAGTAGGAGATGGACTACCAAAACTAGGCGCCTTGTTTAAGTTATTTAAGACAGGATCCTGCTTAAAAGTAACTGCTGGCTTATTCTGAGGTTGTGTTTGCTGTTCTTTACGGCGTTTTTCCTCATCACTAATCCAGCCCTTTCCTTGAAAAAAGTTGCCTACTCTTTGAAAAAAATCCATCTCCTAATACTCCCTACATTAACTCTTGCTTTTTCTTTTTCTCTTCGTCGCTTAAGATTGGGCGCAAGTTTGGTGAAATCTCATCATTTACACCACCAATCTCTGAATTATCCTTGACAGTAACGTCCTTAGGGTCGTATGTCGCAAGGTCTGGTGCTTTCCAGTCCACTTTCTGTATAGGAATACTGCGATCACGTCCTAATTCGTCAACTTCTGTACCCAAACGGTTGATTTGGTCGCGTGTACCTTGCTGACTTGCAATAGCAGCTGCCATACTTGAGCCATTTGCCGTCTGTTTGCCCACGTTAGCGCTTCTAACACGATCTAACAGTTCAGCACGAGATTGTGCTATCTTCTGCTTCACGCTGTTCACACGGTTGTCATACTCGCTCTGAATATCGTTCTTGTTCTTGTCGTAAGCATTCTTCACTGCGAAGTAGTTGATGTCCATATCCCGACGGTTCTTAGCGTATGCATCCTGAGCCTCACCTTGTTGTTTTGAAGCGGCTTTAGCTATTTCGTAAGGTGCTAAGACGTTTGCAAACGAGCTATCTCCCGCTCCACCTGACGCCAAAATGCCCTTAGCTGAGCGAACCTTAGTTGCTGTGTCGCTTTCGATTTGGTCGCGTGTCTTTTTAATATTGTCAATTGCGTCTTTAGTGTTCATGTTGTAACGACCAGTTGACTCATTGAAGCTGTTTTCGTTTTCTTGCCATGCACGGTCTTTAGCTTTTCCAGCATTAGCAATACCAACGGCTTCCTGTCCGCCTAGACGGTTGATAGCAGAGTTAGCTTGGTTAATCTCATCGTCGTATTTAGCGATAGCGTCTGCCTTATTTCGGGCTTCCTGAGCAGCGAATGGGTTGAATCCACCGCCGCCACCGTAGTAACCACCTCCGCCGGGATCTTGAGTGTTGTCTGTGTTCTGCCGATTTTGGCTACCTCTCCAGCTGTTATACGAATTAACCCACCACGGCAGGATATTTCGGTTGAGTGCTGACGCGGTGTACCCGTTTGATGTTTGCTCGCGGGTTCCCATTCCCAGAAATCCGCCACGCTGGCCCGTTAAGAAATTGCCATCCAGCTTGCCGTCGTCTCCGACTTTATTTAGTAGGGCTTGGGCTTCGGCTCGTTTAGCAGCTGACGGGTGATTGTTTGCGTGGTACTGAAGGTACTGTCGGAGCGATTCATTTCCTTGCATAAAAAATCTCCTTATTTTTATATAAGGAGAGAGACTTAATAGAAGATGTTATTTAAGGAATGCAGAAGTGCTGGACGACAACACCGTCCTTCACTCCTATGCCTGTTTTCGTATACTTAGGGTTCTGTATGGCTTCTCTGTGGGGTTTTGAGCTCATCCAAGCACTAAAGGACGCTTGACTTGTACTTTCGTTGTCTCCATCTTTGCCCCATGTGATATTTTCACTACTTTTAGAGCAGGATTTATTTACCCAGTAAGCCATTTCGCTATTCAGTGTATACGGTGTGCCAGGTATAATATGTTGCCTATACCCCTTTGCGACCATGTCGTCAGCTTTAAGCTGAGCAGATTTCTGTACGTTTTCGTCCATTACTAGTGGTGCTACGCCAATTCTTGCTCGCTCTTTATTTACCAGTTCCAGGATTTCTTGAGGATCGGCAGGACCCATTTCGTATTTAGTGAGTCCTTTATTGTAAGCTTGCCCTTCAGTTGCTTTAGCAGTTAGATAATCTTCTCTAGCTTTCCACCATAAGCCACCCACGCCCACTATGAGAGCTACAATTATGGCTGTAATAACTAAAGCTTTTTTCATACCCTCACACTAGCACAACAGAGGTAATTTGTCAAGATGTAGTTTAATACAGCCACTGACTCACGCCGCCGTGATGCGAACAAGTTCCTCTTCCAGTTGAATATGACCTTGTGCCGTCTCGGCAGATAGCTCCACCTCTTTCTTGCTGAGATTCCATATACTCCATGTATTCATCGTTATAGTCTGGTTCTCCCTCATCCATGGCTTCTCTGCAGTCATCATTATACATACAATCATATGCAGCTTTAGAAGTCGGCGTATATCTGACAACCTGATTAACTGGCTGTTTCACAATAGTTTCTTTGTTAGGATATCCAGATTTTGAGGCTTTACAGACTTGCTTTGAACCAACCTGACCTACAGTTTCTATGCGACTTGTTTCGTACTGAGATTTACCCTTATCTATATTGACAGTGTCGTAATTTATAGCTTCCACCGTACAAGGCTTGTAGTAAACTGGTGCGAAATAGTCGTATATCTGTTGCCAGTATACAAGACCAAATATACCTAGCCAAAATGCTGGTAATATTAAATAACCGCCAATTTCTGACCAATCTATGTTTTTGATCCACTGCTTCATCTATCTTCTCCCACAAGATTAAATGATTTGCCATCATTATAGCACCATAGAGCGATCCATAACACACTCTACTAAGTCTCTCTCCAAATTGTTAATCTTCGACCTCTCATTTATCGCGGAGAGGCAAAACGCGGAGAAGGGGCGAGTTTCCCCGCCCCAAATTGCTAGGCATTCTTCAGAACTTGAATAGCACCCTTTTTCTTGTTGAATACGAATGCTTCGTATACAACGCGACCAGCGACATAGTAACCACTAGCCTCTGGACCAAATTCACCCTGCTTGTACTCAGACAAGTCCTTTGGAGCTGCTGCTGCGTCTTCGTGAGTCAAAACAATAGTTGTCTTAGTTGGCATGTAGTCATCTGGAACTTCGATAATCATACAGCCGTCAATTTCACCATAGTTGCCATCACGGCGACTCTTAGCGGTCATTTCGCTAGCTGGTGTGAAGCTACCGTCTTGTTTTAGTAATGAGTATGCACTTGCGGCTACGAACGCAACACGACCCTTGTGAGGCACTTTAGCGTTTGTCTGAGCAGTAGTCATCGCCATAAATGTCTCATAAGCATTTGCCTTAGTAATGGTCAAAGTCTTAACTGCTGTAGTTTCAGCTGCTTTTGCTAATGCGTCAATATTGTATTTATCCATTGTTGGGTAAATAGACTCTTCTAGAGTTACGCGCATAACTTCTTTAGCGTCGAGTGAGCCATCGCGTGAGAACTTAGCGTCAGCCTTATCGATTTGCTGTGAGAAGGCTTTGTCCTGAGAAGCCGTAATAACTTGCTCTTTATTACCAGCTGCTGAGTACTTGTAGCCGAATGAGCCAACACCCTGACCGCTAGCGTTCTTATTTGCAGAATAGTCATACAGAGAAGCTGCGTCTGTACTGTATACCTTAAATGATTTAGTAGTACCACCAACAACTTCATATTTACCCTTAAAGGCAGGTGCTGTTAATGATTTAAGTGTATATCCCTTGTCAAGGATTTTTGAGTATGCCTGTGGCAAATTAATAGCCATTTTATTTTTCTCCTATAGTTAATTTTTTAGATTGAAGGATTTAATTGAAGAATCCATTTACAAATTGCTTTTCATCTACTTCTTCTGATGTAGAGACTCCGCCTGCATTCATTACTGCCGCAGATTGCTTTGCCCTAGATATCTTCTTACCGCCAGCTTTCAGACCTTCTTCGTAAATGCCATGCAAGTCTGTCATAAACTCATAGAGCTTTTTATCTGCCGATATTGGCGCGCCCTCTTCGTTAAATTGCAGATTTGCCGCACTTACGTACATGTCAGCTGCTTTTTTAGTGAAGTCTGCATTGTATTCAGGTGAAGTTTCATCGAATACAGGATAGTCTTTAAGCAGTTCTACTCTATCGAGCGACATATTGTACTGAAGGTCAGCAATATTCGCTGATATTTCGTTTACTTGTGCTTGCTGTTGGTCAAGCTCCTGATTATATAGAAGAGCTTGGATTGCAGCGTCTTGAGGATCTAATCCTGCAGCCTCTAATTGTTCTGGTGTTATTCGGCTTTCACTAATTGAGCTTTGTAACTGTTTAATACCTTCGTATTCAGCTACTTCTCGTTTTAGTTCTTCCCGACGGGACACCAACCCTCGAATATCGTCATTCAGTTGAGCTTTACGCTCCTCTGCCTTTGAATATTCCGGCTTTTCCTCGGATTTCTCCTCTGTTTCTTGGGTTTCGTCTGTTTTGGACTCGCCCTCCGACTGTTCGCCTGAATCCTTATCGCCCCAGAAGCCGTCTGTTAGCGATTTTTCATCAGTGTTGTCGGTTGAGTTTTGTGATGTTGACGACACATCTGCCGCACTCTGGCTTGTATTTACGTCTGTAGTGGTACTGTCCACGATTTTTTACTCCTTTATTTAGTTATTTACGACCTTTTACATCGGTGCGCAGATGAGAGCTCAGGAGGCGAACTCTTACCTGCGGAGATACTACTAAGGTCTTATCTCTACAGGTAACAACCCGCCTAGAATAACTTCTCTAGTCGATAAGCTCCTTTCTCTCCAACCAAATAAACACCTAGCGGTAAAACTGCTGTTAAACTCGGATTATCCACGCAAATTAAAACTCTGCCCTCTTGTCTGAATTCATGACTAGCAAGCAACGATTCAGTCTCTAGCGGCTGTTCTAGCTTTTCTCTAACGTCTTCACTATTCATTTGTTTGCTCGCTAGTGTTAATTTGTGATTTAATCCAGACTTTAAGCTCTGTAAGGTCGTTTACACGCCACCTGGCTGCAAGTAATTGAACTTTCAGGGATTTATCTGACGTTTCAGGATTCATAGTTAATTGATTGATGTTCTGAGCTAGTTGGATCTTTTCATCAATTCCATCAAGTAGAGTTTTTAGTACGTCAATTTCTTTTTTAGCCGCAATCCTCTCTTGGCTTTCTCTAGTTTTTCGTTCTTCTGGGATGTCCAAAGATAACCCACTGTTGGGGATTAAGTCGTTATTCATACTGCTCCTCACTGTCGGCAACGCCGTTATTGTTTTGGTCTGTGTCAATAATCAACTCTTCAGGGTCGTCAACACCCGATTTATTAATCATTCGCTTTAATAACTGGTCTTTACGGATAAGCTGTCCCAATTCAGGGTCAGACTGGGCTAACTCTAGTATTCCCTTTAAGTTCTCCATAGATTGCTCGTCATCTTTAAGCTTTGAGGTAGAAGCATCAACCTTGAACTTGAATCCTTTTAGTTTCTTGTTGTAGTCAATGGTAGCTACACTTTTGTCAAACCCAGGCTCTTCAAGCTGTCGGCGTTTAATGTATTCTTGAGTGAGGTCAATATCCTTTTCACCCTCAGATAAAGCAAAATGGATATTAAGCATAGTTTCACAGACATCACCAAACCAGCCTTCGAATTGTTTACGAAGATGATTGTCACTAACACCAACACGCTCCTGCTGTGCTTTTACTCCTGTATCCGTCTTTGAGAACCCAGGATTGCCGACTTCAGCAGAAATACTAGTATCGTTTGAGTTGTTCAAGTTTAGGATCTGGCTTTTAATTAAACCGTAGTTGTTCGAGAAGTTATTTATTCCATTAGTTGAGATATTTGCAGGTGAGATACTTGCGTTCTGGTCTGCTCCTAAATCCCATATTGCGTTTACTTTGAATCGTATAGTTGAAGTATCAAATGAGCCTCGCTTGATTAGTGGTGGGTTAAGACTCAGGGCTTGTGCATATTGGTACATCTGCATCTCTGAATCGAGCATATTTTGAAGCCCTGCTACAAGTTCGACTGCACCACGGCCGATTGGATTAGACATATCCATATCGTGATATATAAAATGAATTGGGATAATCCCTCGTGGGTCTGGATTTTTAGTTGAATAGACTACTTCGCTAATCTCTGGGCTATATCCGTAAAAAGTAGCTCCTACGCCATTCTGAAATGCGAAAATAATCTCTATACCACCAACTTCAAGGTTCTTTTCTCGCTCAGCTGGCGATTTGCTTTCGTCTGTTTTATCTTTTGCTTCTAGTTGAGTAAGTTTATCTAACCTCCAGCCGCTCTTTATACCCTGTTTACTTAATTGTTTTTCTCGATGAATTAGATATTTGATATCGCTCGGTTGATACCAAGCCCTTAAGAAAATAACGTTACAGTCTTTGTCATATACTTTTCCAGCCTCTAAAATAACGTCTTTGATATAAGGTAGTTTAAAGTCTGCTCCAAAATAATTTCCATGTTGTGTATAAAAACAGTAAGCGGGCTGTGAGCCGTAAGTCATAGCTTTACTTAAAGCTCCCCACGACTTTTGAATAACACTACCCGTTGTGTTGGCATTTAGTAAGATTTCTTCAGTTAAGACTAAATTAGCGATATTTGCTAAATCTTTGTCTTTATCTAGACTAGTAACTAATCCAGTTGGTAACTGCTGAATAACGCTCTTAGGGCGAGATTGAATATAGCTAGCTGTAGTTCCGTCTGTAACATTAGGTAAGCCAGCCGGTATGTTTGGCTTAGGTTTGTTTAGAGCGATACGCTCAAGCTCGTCAATACCAGATAAAACTGCCTGGTACTTCTGCTTACTCTCATAGTAAGCATCGCCGATGTTAGATTCATCTATAAAAGAAAAAGCCACTGGTTTCCCCCAACGTAAAAATTACTGTTACGTAATCATCACGCTGGGCATTTCCCAGTAGCTTGTTACTCGTCTATAATATCACATTTGAATAAAAACGTCTATAGCCGTGAGTTTTTATCTAAAATAGTCTTTTTAACCATCTGAGGCAATCCTGTTTTCTTGTCTATTCTGACGTTTAAGGATATGTCTAAACACTCTCCATTTTCTGCTTGTTTTATTAAATCCTCAAACTCTTGTCTGACTTCTGCAAAGGTTGATACCTTTGACGAGATTGTAAATGACCTGATACTCTGAGCGGTCATATAATCTCTAATTTTCCTGACTTCTTCCACTTCCACACCCTCCGCAGTGTATTTATTTCTTACCTCACCGAACCTTAACTCCATAATGACGATAACTCCCCTGAAGTTTGAACTGTTGGTCTGATCTCGTATTTAGGTTTTAATACACTTGATAGCTTATATCTAACAGCGTCTAGTGCGTGGTCGAACCCACCTTCTGGCACATTGATAGTTTTCCCGTTTTTATCTGTTTGCCAGAGATAATTCCTGTATTCTTTAATCAAATTAACACTTCGCTTGGTCATTGAGATACTCTGCTCTTGCACATAACCAATTCCCTGCAAAATAGAGCCACTGCCTTTTTTCGCTGCAACAACAGACAATCCGTACATCTGCAATTCATCGATAGACTTCGGCTCTGCTGAATCTGCTACAATCACACCAAAATCTAAGTTATTCATAAATGAGGCGATTTGTTGATTGCTCATACCTTTCCTGTAGAGTATTTCGTCTAAAATATACCCACCGTTGTAATAGTAAACTGCAACTACTGCTGTAGGGTCGTTTGAGTATCCAAAATCCAGCCCATAACCCTCTAATCGGGCTTCGTGAGGTATTTCGTCAATGATTTTCCAGCCTTTGTATATCCTGCCTTCGACCTCTCCTAGTTGACCTAATCCGTAAACAGTCCACCAGTTTTTGTTTAATTTGTGGGCTTCAATATCTTTTACGATTGTTTCAGGTAGACCTTCGTTATCTTTATAAGTAACCGTAATCATCTCGACGTCATCACGTGTATTTAACAAGTCGTAGAACCAAAACTCGTTTGTAGGGTTCCAGTCTAACCAAATCTCTAATCGTGTACGCACTGCTAATTGGTCAAATGATTCATAAGCTACGTTGTTACACTCGTTTATGAATAATCTATCACGACGTGGTCCACGTACTTTACTAGGCTGATCAGCACTGAAGAACTCTATCTTTGAGCCTGTTTCAAATGTATAGATAGAGTCTGTAGCATTCCAAGCTGATTCTTTCCAGTAGCCGTGTTCCTGCATAATATTTTTAAAATCACGCATAGCACCCCTTTTAAGATGAGGAAATGATTCAGACACAACACTAGTTAAAGTCGCTCGCTTATCCTTCTGAGCCTTACTGATGAGTATTTGAAGAATAGATATAGTCTTGCCGGCCGATGTTCCACCGCACACACCACGGATACGCTTTGTCATCTTAGCCAGCTTTTTTGTTGAACTGGTCAAGACGAACATATTATTGTTCGCCCTCCACCAAATCACCAAGGATTGGTTTAGGAAGTTTGACGTGCACTTCCTTCTTTTCGGTTATTCGCTGTTTGAGCTTGTTATATTCTTTAATTGCTGACATCTTAGCTTTGAAGTCGGCGTCTTGTGTGATCAGTTTTTCCATTTGTTTATCGACAAATTGGTCATTCAATCCACCAGCTTCAAATAGCTCGTCTATCCTTCTTAAAACGTTGGCACTAGTTAATAGCACTGAAGCTCGTGCTCGTGCATTATTATACCAATTAGGCTTTGATTGATCAGGCTCATAAGCTTCTATGTAACTTTGAACTCCATTACCAAAAAACTCTCTATCGCTTGCATAGAGTTGGCAGAATCTTTCTTGCCTTGGGTTTAATCTTCTTGGCTTTTTATCCATTTATATCCACCTCATTTTAAAAATACATAAGAACGTTTTACTTCAGAGTTGCGTTCTTTCAACTCACATACTGTACTTATATTATAACATAAATAGAGGTAGACAAGTAAAATATTAAAAATCTTTACAAATAAAAAAGCTGCCCGACCCGATAATCAAGCAGCTTAGCCCATAGTTTAATTATACTAGAAAATTATTCAACAAACTCTTTCTTATTTAATTCTTACTTTGTGTGTAATCTTTCTCACATGCTCTCTGTATTCTAATATGCCGTTCTGGTTCTCGTATATATACTGCAGGAGATTCTTTATGCTCTCATCGGCGGACTCGGCAGCCTCTTTTACAAAAATAGACTTATAGTCTTTATAAATCGTTAAAAAAGACTCATCAATTGGGTGTTCTGCCCTGAACTCCTCCAGATAATCGTCAAAAAGACTGTCTATCGCTCTTTCAACGTTTTCCTTCATCGACAAGCTCCTCTTTGAGGCGAGAAACCTCGCCTGCGTCTTTCTTAAAATGACAAATGCTGCCGTCTGAATATTTTATGATATAGACTATAAGAACTTTCTTATCGCGAGTTCTATATGGCATATGAATAACATCTACAATATACGGACGAGGCTCAGGTGCATATCTAGTTTCTATTTCTATAGATGACTTATCTTTCATCATTCATCTCGCCTTTAACATATTTATACATCTTATTTGGGCTACAGTCTGGAGCGTGGTTTATACAATAGTCTAAAACTTGGTTGAGAGTTTTGATTTTAGCCGCTCTTTCGCATTCCTCGACATACCCGATAAGTCTATACATCAAATCCACATCTACTGGTGTAGGCAGAGAGTATTGTAACTCTTCAGGATACACACCCAGACAGTGAAGAATACTGTGAGCTTTCGGCTTTTCTAAAAGTTTATTAACCCGCTCAGCATATCTCTGGTTATCACGCATTGTCCAGCCCCCCGATAAAGAAATCTTTTTTACCTAGAGGCTTTGCTCTATAAAGTTTACCTCCTCTGACTTTAACGTCTCGAGAGTCCATCACCATGTATTCAGTACCATAACCTGGATTCTTTATACAATCACACCAAATAACCATCTCTACTTCATAACCGTCAATAATTGAACTATAGGCTTCGTCGTAATACTTATTAAAAAGCTCAGTTGCTTCTGATAGCGTAACTAGCTCGGTAGACTCAACTAATGGATATTCTTCTTTGTTATTATAATATTGGAACTTATAGTCTTTCTTCATTTAATATCCTTTCCTACATTCCATTACTATAACTTTTCATATTTAATCTCCTCAACCGCAGAACTGGGGCAAGGCGACACCAAAATGTATATCATTGATTAATTACTTTAAGGTTGATGTCGCCTATTAGACAGACGACCCGGGTGGGCAAAATAGTCATCTGTCCAGTTGACAGCACAATCACAGAGCAAAGGACTTCTCACCTTTCGGCTTACTCCCGTTCGGGAACCCAGCTTTATTCCTCAGATCATGCTGCCAGTTCTGCGGTTGATGTTAATGTTCTAAACCAATTTCGACACTTGTCAAAAATGGTTTTCTACTGGGTACGATTTGTACCCGATTATTTACGTTTGCTTATACGACCGCCCTTTCTACCTGCACACTTTTTTACAAAGTGAATGCCTTCGATTAGGTCGCAATCGCATTCAATGTCTTGAGCAAATCCTTTACATGTTCCGTGACTTGCAAATGTAGCAGAGCCACCCTTTCGTCCGATTTCAGCATAAAAGTTAGGGTTACTTGCTAAGTTTTTTGCGGCGGCTTTCTTACCACCAATCGTATTGCCAGCCATTTTTACTCCTTTACTCCAAAATAAATTAGCCAATCTTCTCGGTTTTCTTTAATTGATTTTTTAGCGTCTGCTCTGGTTGCGTAGCGAACAATTTCGCCCGAGTCGTTCCAGAGGAGGTCGCAACATTCTAGTTTTTGATTTATATAGTCATAATTGACTACGTAGCCGCCTTTTCCATTTTCGAAGGCTGGCTCAAACGTTGATGTTCGGCGCAGTCTGATTTCTGCTAGTTTGCGCTCGCTAGCTTGCTCGATTTCTTCTAATTCTCTGTATGTGTTAGCGGACAGATAATCATACTTGTTGATTTCGTCATCTTGCCACCACCTCTCGATAATTTCTCCGTCGCTATCTATGCACCAGTAAATATCACCAAGCTTAGGCTTATAGTGGACGCCGCCTTCTTGAAACCCCTCGAACCACTCGCCAAAGTTGCCGAGAAAATAACCGTAATCGATAGTAAACATAGACTCGTCTTCGCCGTCTTTTAATCGCTTACTGATTTTCAAGTAGTCGTAATCCGACAGACCGTTTTTACTTTTATAAGTTACTCTCTCAAACACCTCTCCTGCTTTTGCAAAGGGCAGGTCTTTTAGAAGTCTATATTTCATTACTGCTCCTTAGCTAGCTTAGGTCGCTCACCTTCGATTCGACTGTCTAATATTTGATTGATTCGATGAATAATATGTTCTCGCTCGTTTAATTCTTCTAGAGCACCATCTTTCATCTCTAATAGGTCGATAGTACTCATCTCATCTAGTGATTGATAGTCGTCTTCGTAATAAGGTTGTATTACTTCTTTTTCCATTTCTTTTCCTCTTTCATCCATTCTGCGTCTTGCTTAGCGATTTCGTACTCTGAGATTGCTACGAAAATTAGCAAAAACATGACAATTATTATCCAAATTAAAATAAACATTTATTGTCCTTTGTTTTTTAAGTCTTTAATTAAGATTTCCAGCTCTCCGTCTGTCCATTTGTAGGGCTTTTTCATACTCTCCAATAAGTCGACGATATCTTCGCCGTAAGTTTTAAGCATGAATCTTGTGTAACCAATCATATTTCCCTCATCGAATCGATTACACGACCTACACTGTGCGTGCACGTTTCGCTCGTCGTATCTGAGAGCCATCCATCTTCTATTTATGAAGTGTCCAGCGTCAGCCTGTTCAAAAGGCTTTCTCTGACCACACGAACAACAGACAAAAAATCCGTCTTCAGAATCTCTCATTCTTATATATTTTGAGAAAATCCTATCAGCTTTCTGGATTAATTTTCGACTTGCCACACTATTCTCCTAAACGCCAAACTCTTACGAATCTGCCATTCATGATCGGTCGTTCACTTTTTCGCCAGCCAACAGGCTTAAAATCATCACATCTGAATATGTTGCCAGTTGTGTTCCTGTGTATGTATTCAGGTCGAGGGCACTCTTTTAAGACATCTTCAATCGTGATGAGCGATTTATCTTCTAATAGTTTCTTAGCGGTTACACGAGCCTCTTCTAGCCACGCCTCCCGCTCTTTTTTGAATAAATCTTTGACGGTTACCATATTAATTTATCCTCTGTAATAAAACCGTCTAAAGTTGTTATTTTTCGAATAGTACCGCCAGATTTCTTTCTAAAATCTCGAGCTTCTTTCCTTGTCGTAAAGTTTCTGCTTAGCGTTTCGTTTTTGACGATGTACGTTGTGCAGTTGTTTACGTCTCTTAATCTCTGTGAAGCCATTATCTTCCCCCCAATTCAATCTTCGTGAGATTACTAAATTATTATCTGTAAACGTCCACTTAAACTTCTTCATAAAACTGATGTCTGGGTCTACAATGCGAATTGTAAACCCATTGTCAGTTTCGAGAAGGTAGACTTTTTTTCTTCTCGTCATTTAACCTCCTAAAAAGGGATTTCGCTCAGATCGACAGGCTCGCTAAGGTCAATGTCTTCAGCAATATTTTCAGATTTACTCTTCAGCTTTGGCTCATATCCCCAGATATTTCGCTCATATCGATATTTCTCGTCACCGTTATTATCTATATATGTCTCTTCTGTTTTTTGGATTGTGTACCAACAAGACTTTCCTGGCAATTTCTGGATTAGTTGAGACATTTCATATAGACTTTTCATAGATTTGAAAAAGTCACGAATCTTCTGTTTCTGCTCATCATCTTTTGCATTATGTACAAAAATCTTGCGGATTTTATCAACAGAAAAAGGCGTCGCCGCACCAGTAAACCATAATCGTGCATCGCCTTGTTCACCGTTTGTGCCTTGAACCTTTACATTCAGAAACACTTTATCGTTTGCATTTTTTTCAAAAGTAGCTTCGGTGATTGTTACAGCGTGAACACCCTCAGTAAAATATGTCGACTCTTTCAAATCTTCCTCGCTTAATTTCATATTCTTCAATTCTTCGTCCGTCATACCCCTTATCCTTTCCTTAGAACATTAATTTTTGGACTTCTCTTTCAACTAATTTAAGAGTAGCGTTTTGTACCATGCCAGTTAGCTCGATTTTTTCTCGATAATCTTCTCGCTTTAATTCAAATATTTGTAACCCTAAATCTGGATTCGTGAACACGTCCGAATAAATACAGAAGTAGAGTTTTTGTAGATTTTCATTTACTAAGAAGTACTGAATAATCTGAGCTTCATAATCAAGTGGCGGGTGTTTTTCATAGTAAGCTTTGACTACTTTCCAACTATCCAAACATTTGATTTCTACAGCTTCTATGATATCGGTATATTCATCAATAGATTCTGCAATTTCACCATCTGGTGAGCAAATCATGTATTCGTTTTCTTCAGATTGCCAAACCCGACCAGGAATAATCTGCTTACCTAACTTTTCACTGATTAATTCTCTAGCTTCATCTTCTAGGATTTGACCTCTCAGCATAGCCGAATAAGTAGCACCTTCTGGTATTCTATCTGCATAGTCATTCGGATTAATTGGCTTTGCTATTCGCTGAGCAATTAGCTTATAGATTGAATCGTTTATTTGAACATTCGCATAGAGTTCATTCAATTCATCTTCAGTAAGCATCGCCTTGATGTTATCCATGGTTAGATTTTTCGGGAAATCATAGCCTTTACTTTCAGCGAACTCAACCAGCTCGGCTTTTGGTATATACCGAACCGATGAATAGTCTTTTGCCGATGAGCCTGAAATCCTGCCTTCGTGAAAATCCAACCATTCTTGACTTCTTTGTTCAAGGTCTAGGATTTTCATTTATCGCCTCCTAGCTTTGCCTTTACCTCATCCTTAACGCCGACAAGCTCACGTGATAGCTTTGGATTAGCTCTAAGAATCTTAGTATACTTCTCTTTTAATTCACCTAAAGTCTTACAAGCTCGTAAGGCTTTTTCAGCGTTAGCTAAATCAGCAGACTCTTTGTCAGTTCTTTCTTTGAGTTTACGCTCAAGATTACCGTCGTCATCAGTATCGACAAGTAAATCAAGCATAGCTATATATGAATATCTCTTCATGTAAGTGATACCTGAGCCTTGTGTTTGTGGATTGTTAGGTGCGCTTTCTACTGGTGCGATATCTTCAAGAGTCTCACCACTTTCCAGGTGGATTAGCTTAGTTCTAATAGCCGTTTTAGTATCGATATGGCTAATTGTCTGTTTAACCATCAATCCACATTTCTCTAAATCTTCTCGCGTTTCACTGACTACAACATTGTAGTCTGCGTACTTGCTTTTGAAATACGGGTTTTCTTTTGAGGCTTTCACCAGTGATGTTATTTTGCGAAACTCTTGTAAGGCTTTGTATAATTCATTCATCTGTGCCTCCTTCTTGCTTAAGTTGATGTTACTGATCGCTGTCATACTAGAAACTCTTTTCCTCGCGGATTTCAACGCCTGGGATTTCACGTAATCCATTAG